CAATGTCTTTGCATATTGCTTCTAGTCTCAAACGATATTGAGTAGACAACATAAAGTATCCTTATTAGTAATATTATTTAACGTGTATTATACCCTTCATTCCAGCACCTGCGTGAGGATCGCATTGAATGTTATAATCTCCTGACTCGGCAAAGGTAACATCAAAACTATCACCAGTAGCAAATGCTAGGTCTGTATGTGATAATTCTGGATGTCCATCTACTACCATATTATGAGGAGGTAGTGCTCCATTAGTAAAGGTAACTGTCTCACCAGCACTTATAGTAATATCATTTGGTTCAAAAACTAGATTACCATTTGAACCCATTGTTATATCAGCAGCATATGCAACTGAAGGCCCTAAAGCAATTCCAATTAGTATGAATAGTAACCACCATCCTTGAACAAGATATTTGAATTTAAATGTTTTCATAATTAGTGTCCCATTGGAATACCTGCTGCCATCATACGAGAGATGTTATCAACCTCTTCGTTATTGCAGTAGTCAATAAAATGAGGATGTTCCTTTAGGTAGGAAACATCCTCTTTGCAATGTTCTATTGCTTCATATGCACTCATGGCATACTCACATATTTCATAATGTTGTAATTGATTATCGTGATAACCGACAGTGTAATGTCTTTGTTGAGTCAGGGGCATGATTCTTCAATCCCATACTATGCAATATTTATAGCACAGACTAGTAATTTTTGCCTAGTTTGGTGTGGACTCACGGACACTGTTAGGGTATCAAATCAAAATTGTTTAGGATGAGTAACTACATCACCATGTATCTCACCAATGTCATCTATGTGAGCATGATCAATATTTTCAATATGTAGATGCTCTAATGCATTAGCAATTCTTTCAAGTGCTGATGCAATTCTACTAAACTCTTCACTCATTCTTCATCCTCCATAGGTGTTGTCCAGTCATAATTTATCTTACCATCTTTATAATAATATCTTTCAGGAGATGATTCACCCATATCCTCTACACACCACTCTTCCTCTCCATCTCCATAAACCTCCTTATTATAAGTGGCATATCTTCTCCAATGAACTATAAAATAAAACTCATCCTTAATCCAACTAGTATTCTCACAAAATTCTAATAACCATTTCTCAACATTAGTGGTATTGATACCATTTAATCCTGGTGTGAAATCTTCATCTTCACAATCAACATACTTATAGTCATCATTCTCTGGTTTATAAAACTCAGAAAATGCCTCATAGTCATATTGATATGCATCAAATTCTTTAGGAGATTCCCACAACTCTACAGTTGCCATCTGCCATTTACCGAAAGAATAAGTGGTGTCATTGTAATCACCAACTTCTTCACCCTCCACAATTAGAGGTTTAAAATCATCAGTCATAATCTATTTTCAGAACCTCCTAATGAATCAAAGTCATGAATGTTTTCTGAACCACCTACAGCAAAAGGATTATACTTTGCTGTTGCAATCTCATACATCTCCTGATGAATGCTTTTCTCTTCTTCTATACTATCACTTTCATCAATTTTGTCAACCTTTTCACTAAACCATTCTGCTGCATCTTCTTCTGGTCTTGGGTTTCTTTCTGCTTCTTTCATGGCTTTAACCTCCAATTCTAATTCTGCTAATTTTTCTGGGGGTGCGTATCTATTACTGCCATTTGCTATTGGCATATCATCTAATGGATTATGTGGTTGTGGGGGAACAAACCACTCATCCTTCACATCATCCCCTTTATGGGAACCAACAAAAACATTTCTAATGCTTCTGCTTATTGAATCAAAAATACTCATAATACTTGAATCACCCCTGCAATTTCTGGAATTTCCATTTGTAGTTTCTTTTCAATGCCCATTTTAATAGTTTGAGAACTGTAAGCACATGTGGAACAAGCTCCACCTAATCGTACTTTAACATATGGACCCGAATCTGTAAAGTCTGTTTCAACATACTCTAACCATCCACCATCCGCTTCTATGTATGGAAGCATTTCAGTCAAAACTTCAATTACGTTTTCGTCATTTAGTTCCATATTCTCGTTAATTGTCTTATATCAGATGTTCCAAAAAGTGCTTTACATGTTTGTTCAGCATCCTCTCTCAAATTAGAAGGTGATATAAACTCTACCTTAGTTAACCTATTTGAGTTAAGTAAGATCTGTGCTGACCATTTAGTTCCTTTCATCTTTCCACCAAAATATCACCATCATCATCTTCTTCCTCCATATCTTCAAAATTAACAACCATCAACTCTTCACCCCATTTAACTCCTTCCATCTCTGGATGAGGTGCTGGTATCTTAGTCTTAGGTCTTGGAGGTTTATTATATTCTTCTTGTACCATACTCATACTCTTCCACATGAATGCGAAAGCAGCACCAGCAGTTGCTGCAAACAATAAACCAAAAATTAATCCACTGAAGAAATTCATCAATCGCTATTCTTACTTCTAAGTTCTTGATTTAAAAGATAGAACCACACCATACCCAAAACTATTATAGCAAACATTCTAATAGAGTCTGGTGAGGTGTCTATCATAAGAGTATTGCACCTATAATAAATCCAATCGCAGCGTTAGCACACTTACTCTGATATGGAGATAGATTAAATTTTTTCTCTATCTTCTCTAAAATCTTCTTATCCCACTCAACTCCTTTATCAAATGAAGATTTAAGTAGTTCTTTAACTTTATTCATCTTCTCCATCCTCCGTAGTGTCAAGATTACCTAATGATTTATATTCCAATTGTTTTCTAAGAAAATGTACCTCCTTTTTCAAGAGAAGGTTCTCTTCTTCTAAAGTCTCACAATATTCAGAATAGATTATAACACTCATATATTTATTGTAACATCATAAAAGTATTTAATCAATTAATATTCTCTTCATCTTTACATTCCTTTGCAAGATCCTCTGCCATCTGGCCACCAATCTCTGCTCCTTGATCCATTCCGACCATAGTAGCAGCACCAGCAAGTACCCATCCTACTACAGGAATAGAACCCACTCCAGTGTTAGTAACAAGAGCAGTTCCAAGTCCACCACCTACTAATCTACCTGTCTGCTCACCACCACCTTTCTTCTTGATACATGCAATCATCTCAGGACTCATACCATTACTAACACTCTGTGATGGAGAAACATAATACTGTTCATGCTTAGATATTTTTGTCTTACCCATTCCTAAGAATCCACCAGGTCTATCCACCCCTTCAGACTTCACTAGTACTCTAGGATCATGTGCTCTATAGTTTATAGTATATCCTTCCTTATTTGCTATGACATTATAAGAAGTATATTCACCGATAGGTAAGTTCAACTTAGGGAATGATTCCTTTCGAGCAATCATCCCTATCATTCCTATATGTGATATGCCTAAGAGAGTTCCTAGACTAATACCTATCCATTTTTTCATAACGAAATCTCCAGTTTATAATGTAACAGGTGGTTCTTCCTTCTTAGGTTGAGTTGCAGCAGCAGTTAAATTAAGAGGTGCTTGTTCAATTCTTATCACTTGTGCAGGTGCAGTTTGTGATGCCTTCTCAATTAACTTCTCCATATCTGCTTTCGATACAGAAGGTGTTGGTTTTGCTCCATTACCATTTTGCTTACTCTTAGCTGTCTGAACCCCGAATGTGGCCAAAACTCCTGTAAAAACCGAAGCTATAAATGTTGGATCTATATTCTTCTGTGGGAAATTTGGGATGGCTACGTAATTTAAAGTCAAAATTCCACCACTCCAAACCAAAATTCCGAGCCGCACAAATGTACTAATGATTGCCATTTGCTCGTCGTGATCAGGAACAATGGCATCTGCCATCTTTCCTATAAGACCTTTAGGTTTTTCTTCCTTCACTTCTTCCTTGACATCTTCAGAAAGTTCTGGTGAATCTAGTTTCTCTTCTTCTTTTACTTCTTCAGACATAAAAATAAGGGTTACTATTTCTATATAGCACCCTTAGTATTTAAAATTGAATTGGAGCAGTAGGTGAGGAAGGTGTTGCAGCTTGTGGTGAAGATGGTGCAAGATCGTTAGTACCTAATGGAAGATCTCCACCAAGTCCAGCACCGCCTAAACCCCCAAGAGATCCTGTAACAGCTTCCATAACCTGAGATTTAACTCCATCAATGATGGATGCACGATTGACATATACGTATACCCCACTACCAACAACGGCAGTAGATACAACAGTAGACGCAATAGCAAGTACATTAATAATTTTTTGCATTTTAGATAACCTAATTCTATGTATTGTCATTTAGTGATTTATTTATAAAGGATTGTTTGTAAGCATTGTAATAATCAACAACACCAGCACTTATAACATACTTCTGACACCACTCATCAGCACATTCATAAATTGCCTTGTTGTTATTCTCATGACCATATTTCCTCATAAGAATTCTGAGTACTTCTTGTCT